ATCTGGTGTAATTGAATTCATTATAAAGCTTATTCTCGGCAACTGATTTTCTATTCTCGTACCGTCAGTTATCGAAGAAGGGTTTAAAAGTCTTTGAATAAATTTTTCTTGTGAAGAATAAGTAACGGGAACCCTTAAGCTCGTATTCGGTCCTGTTTCATTATCATGTGAAACGTAAATGTTGCTAAAAAGAGTTCCAAATCCAACTATTAGTCTTCTTAGACTTTTATTGTAATAATAACCAAACATTAACTAGCTCCTCCGCAGCCATCGGCTGGATCATTGGGATTAAAATCATAAAGGCTGGCTTCGTCGTCCAACACTGCATTGATGCCAGCGGAGGTACCGAGTATATTGTTGAGAGGATCGAATGTAACTCCAGCGGTCGTTCCGGTGCTTGTATACGGTTGATTTATTTCCGTATATGTTGTGTTTATCTTCTCGTAGCTGTATGTGAACAGCTCTGCGGTAATCTGATACGAATATAGTTTTCCGAGAGGATATAGCGGATTTTCGTGTTCAACGAAGTTAATTTCGAACAAGGACTTTGAGAGAGGAAAATAAATCAAATCTCCTTCTCTTGGTCTTATTATGGTTGGGTCGATGTCTGTTACTTGTTCTTTAAACCTTCTACGAGCCATGATAAGGTTTATCTTGTCTTTGATCTCAATTCCAAATTGAGTAATAACATCAGTTCCCTCAAACCCTTTATAGGATTGAATATACATTTCTATTACATATGTTTGGCTAAATGAAGACGAGGGGTCTTCACCAAAAAGTCTGTCTATATTAAAATACTGCCTAGGGACGTATATACAGTCTTGTCCGACACCCTGTATCAATTCTACAGTGATATCTTCAACCAGCCTTTGTTCTGATTGATTGGTAGTTAGATTGATATAAGGGTTTGTTGCCATTTATTATCCTATTAGTGGATCTACCGGGAGCTCGTAGTTCTTGAGAAGCTGTTGTTCTATTTCTTGTATTTCTCTCATAGCTTCTTGCATTATTGCTGGAGCATTTAGTTGGGCTCCACCGGGCAAAGGCATTCCTGTAAACTTCATTAAGTTTTGTGCCCACTGCTTTTTCAATACTGCAGCAAAATACTTTTTGAATATTCGGTCTTCCCAAATTTTTGGATATTCGTCTTCGCTTATTTTTACATAGGCTTCGACCATCAAATATCTTGAAGAATCGAGTTTACTGTGGTCCGTATCCAAGAATAACCTATCTGTGGTTTTGGTGTATGTAAACGAAACAGGATAATTGAAAACATCGTTTACCAATTTTACATAAGACATGCTTTCCATGTAAGCTGCCATTGGCCCGCTTGGATAACCTGACTGATTAAAATAGAGACCAAAGAAATCAAACAAAGTCATTTGGTAGCGAAGATCAAACATATAATCTCCGACCTTATAGCTTGGTGCATATACTTTAGAAATGCTTACTATGTCTGTAGCATTTGGCCAGTACCCAGTATTTCCGCTTGGGTCTGTTCTTACCTGAGCACCGAGGGCTGGACCAAAAGAAGTTGTATCAAAATACTTTCTAGCAACATCTTGCCCAGTAACTTGGTATATGTAAATTGCCCTTTGATTGAAGTCGAAGTGCCTTTCTTGCATATAAATCAAGGCTTCATCCAAGCGATCTTCAATCTGCTGGGGATCCACGTTAATCTGGATGACTGGGGCACCCAAACTTCTCATGGTGTAATCTATAAATTCTTGGCGAGTGGTAATCGGCATCTTAGAAATATTTATGAATTATCTATTATTTTGTTTAATTCATCCATAAATTTTTCTTTTTCAGCATTGCCACCTATGGTTACCTGTATATATTGGAGCTTTTCTGGATCAAAGTTTTCGATCTGTTCTTTTCTAAATGCTGTTTCTATTGTTGAAAAGTTTGGATCGTAATTAGTAAATCCGGGCATCTTTACAGGACAGTTAAGGGTCGGATAGTCTAATTTTGAGTAGTCATCAGAATTTTTAATCAACCAAGTATGAGACTTGTCTCCACATCCACATTTACCACAGTAATGTTTTCCCGGAGTCGAACTATTTCTCAAAAACGGGCATGGTCTGATATCCTCGTAGCCAAAACAAGATAAAGCTCTAAGTTGCTTTGTTGGTATGTCTGCCTTGTTGTTCGATATACCGCGAGATGCCAAAGACGCAGCAAACATTATCATTTTTTTAAACATAAGACAAAATTATTATATTGTTGTGTATATTACAGAAACTCCAGCAGGAACAGCATATGTTTCCAAAAAGTTTTTATAATTCAAAATCGTATCGTAATAAGCAGAATCAACTTTTATAGTAATTATGCTTGCTGTGGATGTATTTACTAATACAGAATCCCAAGGTATTCCCAATAAATTCGATATCAAATAGCGTATTGCCTGTGGTGTTCCTTTGATATTAAAATAATTTGAGTCTGCATTTATTGCAAATTTTCTAACATTTGGTATTAGTGATATAAAATTTGTTTGATTAAAATTTGCTCCGGGAAAATAAAAATCAAGGTAAGCCTCTAAAAATATTTCATTTGCTAGAGGTATTGTTCTTATTTTTTCCCAATCTAGCTGCGCACCGTATCCGTGCTCCAAAGAGAGCAACCATCTCATGTAATTTTTTACTATTTTTGTTACCAATACCTCTGAATTGTCTTCTGCAGCTTTGACAATCCATGAAGGAAACAATGATTCTATAGTCAGTTTGTCGGCTAGCCATTTTTCATTTTCAATATCATAGTAATCAGAATTGTACAAAGTTTTTGCTCTCTCAATAAGAGCATTAATTTTTCCATCTATAGTGGCTGGCTGTGTACTAAAAAATATTATCATTGTTGATATACCACTGTAATTCCGGCTGGGGTTAATCCAGAAATATATGCCAATAGTTTGGAAATGTTTTCGGAAGTCAATCCAGAAACATAAACTTTAACTTCTCCCGGATATGATGTGTTTCCAACAGATATTAGAGTCTCGTCGGATGTGCCTGATATACCAGAGCTAAGAATTGCATTCTTATAGTCATTTATGGTAACACATCGCTCTTGACCGGTTGCCTTAAAAAGAAGTTTTGCTCTGGCTTCTGCAACAGAAATCTGATTGTAACCGTTGTTAGGCAATGCAAACGTTCCAAATGTAACATCGCTTCTTGGTGTTATTGTTGCGCTGTTTCCAACATTTCCATTTGATAGGATTGCTTGGACCAGTATATTGCTGTTAGTTAATACTTCTCTAGAAGATGCAAAATTATTTGTAACAAGATATCCTTGAGGAGCATTCATTACAGTAAAGTGTGTATTATTTCCAGCAACAGTCGTGCTTGACTTATCTACGCGAGTCCACTTTATAACCTGATTGCTTCCGATTTGTGTCTCGTACATATTGATTGTAGATGGATCAACATTAAATGGAAGAATGCAGCTTTGGGTATCGTAATCATAATTTGTAAAGCTGACCACTTCAGTTCCAGAGTATAGAGTTATACTCTTTGATGTATTTGGTAAAACTTGTTCCGTATTAAAGAAGAAAACATCGGCACCATTTGTTCCTCTTGCTTTAAATGTGGTGTAGTCTTCAAGTGTGACGCCAGCTGTTGTTACTGTTCTTTGAACTCTAGCGGATTGTAATGGAGCCACCAACACGGAAGAATTTGCAGCAATTCCCAATATCGATTCCATTACGTTTGCAGTAGTTGCAAAACTATTAACAAATCCAAACTGAGCGTAGACCCCGTTGTAGGCTGTGACTGTAGATAGAATATTTAAAAGCAAGTTTACCGAACTTGCTTCATTTCTAAAGTCTAAATCTTTTAAGTCACTTTGCTGCTCTAAAAATGATATCAATGATGATTTGATATCGTCAAAATCCAATGAGGCTACGTTTAAATTTGTTAATTGATATGTCATCTTAAATCTACCTCTACAAAGCATGAAGCATTGTTTTGTGTTTTGATTCCATCAAATATGCTAAAATTTATTTGAAAAGAAAGCTGTTCGTCCTCCTGCGAAAGAAGATCTACGCGAACATCGCTTATCTGCGGTATGGCTGCTTGAATATATGCTGCCAAATTTAGCTCAAGTAATCCGGGATCGTTTGTGCCAAAGATATAACTGAAATAGTCGGAACCCATATTCATGTCTGAAATGAGTTCACCTTTTTGGGTTTTCATTATGTGTTCAATATATTGAGAAATAGCATTAAACCCTGTCACAATACCAACATCTTTTTTGGTTTGTGCTGTGTCTACTTTTTCTAATAAAATTGAAAAGTCTCGTATGGCCATCTAGATATTTAGTTTAGGTATAATCGGCTGCATACGTACCACCAGCAGCAGATGGAGACAGATTTTCCGGTATCTTTGAAACAGAAAGAGCCGTTTCGTGTGTTTGAGTTGTTACGACGTGCTTCAATCCTATGATGTAATAGTATCCATTCAAAGGCGAAGACGTATTTGCATAAGGATAACCGCTTGCAGCATCTACATCGATATAAACTACTTGACCTAGCTTTAGTTTAAAATCTCCCGCAACGGTAAAATCAGCTTTTTGACCGTATTTTAAAGCATCTAAAAACTCTATTCTTTTTATAGGAGTTATTTTGGGGGTGTTCCAAAAGGTAGCCACATTCTGTCTTAACTTCAAATAATTGACAAAGTTTGGCCCTATGTCCGGGCATGTGCAGCTTAAAGAGGCTTCTGGGCTTCCCCACAAACATCCTAACCAACTTTGAGATAGTGTAGTTGTTATTTGATCACATTCAACAGAAGGCTTGTCCAAATACATGTCTACCGGAGTAAACGTATTTGTCAAATTTGGATTCGGTAAAGTTGATCCTGTCCAAAGTGTGTAATTATACTTCTGAGCAGCCCCAGATGAACCAGATGCACCGGAAGATCCAGATGTACCGGATGCACCTTTTATAAAACCAAGATATGTTGCTATGTCTTTGATACCGCTAAAACGGTCAAAGCAATTATCTAAAGTATCTGGGATTGATGTAACTCCCCGTGTTATGGATGAGTTAGCACAGATATAAGTGTCTCTTGAGTTTAATCCATACAGAGCTTCTTGGCTATAATTTGTACCGTAAGTTTTTATTTGATTGGTTGCCATTTTTAACCTTTAACCCGTGTTGCCCCCGGTATTTCCACCCGTGTTGCCACCTGTATTTCCTCCACTTGGAACCGTACAGCAACCATCAAATGCATTTTCTGCAGTGAAGTAGTAAACAACATTGTTTCCATCAGTATATTTACATAGTTTCACTATATGGAAAATATCTTCTCCAGATGAAAGAGTTGCTGCTTTTGCCCCAATGGGTCTTAATTTAAATCCTGCAGGAGCGCAGCTACTTATGTACCCTGTTGGAATGTATCCGGTAGTCAATCCACGTTCGTTAAGATTGATAGCCCACGTATCATCTTGAGTATTAGATGACTTTAGAATATCTAAGCCCCATTTTTCAACTTGGTAAAACAAAGGAATTCCACAGGATCCACCAGATGCACCCGATCCTCCAGATGCACCGGAACCACCAGATGCTCCCGATCCAGATGTTGCTCCTGTTGTGCCTTCAAAAGACAATTTATTCCATTTATATCTGTATTTTTTACCAACTGAATTCCCAGTTGGGCAGTTGCTATCTTCTTCGTACCGCAAAAGTGCGGCAAAGAAACATTCTTCTTGTTTTTTCCCCATGCAACACAATGAATACATTATAAAGTTTTGTAATTCGATTCTGCGTATTTCTTCAAGTCTCGCAGCGGCTCCACTTGCACCAGAAGCATTTTCTGCTAAAAATGCGTTATAGCGGATGTTCATTACTTTTTGTAAGTAAGTAGAATCACCGGGGACCAATGCAGCTGAACCTATGCTGTCAGGATAATTTGGATGAACCTCCGTCATGTCGAACATGTTTTTCCACATTTCGGTGTTGTCAACAAATTGCATAAAGCCGGAAGATCCCATAAAGTTCATTCCAGAATAAACATTTTGTGTACCAAAGTTCTGACCTATCAACGCATGGTGAGAAGAATCATTAATGCTATCCAAGCCATCGTAATAACCCCAATATGAATCGTAGATTATTTGTTCTGCACCGGGAACCGCAATTCCAGTACCATCTGTATCGATAAGTTCAATGTTAAATTTTTGTCCTTCATCTTGAAATTGATACATCAATGATTTGTAGTTGTATGAATCAATATCATCTGCATTTGTTATTCCAGCAGGTACAAGATCTAAAACTTTTGGAGTCTTTTTAATATAGTAATAGTTTTTAGATATAAACTGATATGCAGGATTGGTAGTAAAGAAATAAGCTTTTCTGTAAACTTTTTTATCTGAAAGTTTTTGGATTACAGCGTCACCATCGAACACGCCGATTCTTCTATAGTCAGCATCAAGTGTTGCTGCACTGGGATCTTCTTGCGGATTTCTATGAAAATATTTAAAATTTACACTGCCATCAAACTCTGTCCAAAACATATATTGAGGTACACCGTATTGAACACCTGAGTGAACAGTTGAGACTGCACCCGAGGCCAAATAGTTTAAGTAATCAATAGGATTGTCTGCAACTGCTTCTTGGCGGTCGTGCACTGTATTCAGCGGTCTATACAAAACATAATTTGAAGTGGCATCGTTATAACCACCAGCACCATTAAATGCTTTTTGTTTTACTAAATCGACAAAGTCATTGACCAAATAAACGTTTGGTTTTTGTATATTCAAAAGAGTATTCAAAGAGCTCTTTTGTGTTTTTGTGTAGTACTGATTAGAAATATAGATTCCAACAAAATTTTCTTCAGTATCTGATGCTGCGTTATTTAAATAGCTTACGCTTGTTATTGTCGTATACCATTTGTTTCCGTTAAAAAATTCAATGGTAACTCTGTCAATATTATAAATTTTTAATCGACCAACAATATCTTTTGTGTCTCGTACTACTACAACACCATTTGGAAAAACATCATTTATGTTTTCTACTAGCTCAAGTCTTTCAAACTGACATTCTGTATTTTGTATTAAT